CGGAGTACTTTAGCCGTAAAGGCTAGGGTATGACGGTCTGTGGATAAGATGAGTGGTAAAACTGTCCTCATCGTAGCGGCATTCATCGTGTGCGCCATATCAGCAATCCTCTGTATTCTCTACGGAGGCATCTGGTGTGACGCTATGATGGCCTGTAAAGCCATCCAACAACCCGGTTAATGCCAACTCCAGGAGCGAAGTATGCAAACATTTGCTACTGCGTTTCGCCACCTTCAGGACGACTTGCCCAAGACAGACCATATTCTTACTTCGGATATGGATCTATCATCGGCGGAGGCCCTCTGGCTCCGTAATTCGTTCCTCAAGAAATATGAGGATGCGAAGAGCGGGGACGCGGACTCTAAAGCGCTCAAGCTGTTTTTACGCAGTAATGAGCGATGCAGGGTATTCGCGTTAAAACCAGAACGGCTTCTTGAGGACGTACTGATTGAGGAGGTCAAAAACCTCTTTGATTCGTATTTCCACGATGGCCCTAACCTGTCGTTGGACCTTTCCAAGATTTCGGAAGGTTTTATGACGGGCCCGGGCGCCAGTAGAGGGGTCGTATCGGATAACTTTTACACAAAGTTGTTCGACTCGAACCTAACTGGCACAAGCGAGCGTCTTTACAGGGACTACCGGTGTGCGATCAATGACTGGCCTACGTGGAATCTCGCTGAAAATGCGCGTGAAAGCCACCATGGGCACGTGGTCGTAGAAGGTAACCGTCTTTCCTTTGTTCCTAAAACGACAGCCATCTCGCGTACAATCTGTACCGAGCCCAATCTGAATATGCTTTTTCAGAAAGGGATAGGCTCCTTTATTGAAGAGGTGCTGAGGCACAGATGGAAACATTCATTTGTGAATCAGCAGTTCGTCAATCGAGGACTGGCGCGCTTGGGAAGTATCGATGGATCATTTGGTACCATCGACTTGTCTTGCGCGTCAGACAGTGTGTCGCTCAATCTGCTGAGGCATATCTTGCCGCCGTATGTATATCGGTGGCTCGAGCACACTCGCAGTCCTTTCGTCACTCTTCCAGGTGGCGAGAGGGTTGAGCTTCACATGGTATCGAGCATGGGGAATGCTTTTACGTTCCCTTTGCAAACGATACTATTCGCGAGCATAGTTGTTGCCAGCTACGGTATTCTGAGCATTCCGCTCATGGACCGTTCCTCAAAGACCATGAACTTTGGCGTTTTTGGCGACGATATAATCGTAGTTCGAAGGAGCTACGAGTTCGTTGTCAGAGCGCTTGAGCTTTTTGGTTTCGAGGTGAACGCTGATAAGTCGTTCAATACTGGCAGCTTCCGTGAGTCTTGTGGAGGGGATTACTTCCGCGGATATGACATTCGTGGAGTATACTTAAAACACCTTTCCACAAGCGCTGACGTTTACTCCATCATCAATAGGTTAGTTAGGTGGAGTGCGCGATCGGGAATAATGCTTAAGGGAACCGTCAAGTACCTGTTAGGTCTGGTAGATTTTCTACCAGTCCCGGCAGATGCCGGCGATACCGAGGGCATTAAACTTCCGGTTGCGCCTCCAGGATTGCCTGTAGACAAGCATACGGGTGGCGTAATCTACCGCTACCTGAGTGCTAGGCCTATGAGCTTCCGTGTCCCGACTGCCGTTGATGAACTTCGAAACTACCCGATTTCTAAGGGGAAGAGGAAACAAATTCTCTTTAACCCTGACGGGCTGTTGACAAGTGTTGTTGGAGGTTTTATTAGGGACGGACGTATCATGGTTCGTTCGAACCGTGTTAGGTTCAAAATCCGTCGCCGGGTCACCTCTTCATGGAGTGATCCGGACGCGGTAGGGGCTAAAGAACCCCTAGGCGGTCGGTGGAAGCTGGCCGCCGAGACCCTGTTAACATAACAGGGCCCCCACAGAGGATCAATTCCTCTACCCACACTACACTTGTCTTCGCAGTGTGGGG